CTGGAGGGGTATTTGGGAGGAAAGTGACAGACAAAGATCAAGTGAGCGCTCCCGTTTAATATCCCCAGCAAGTCAACAGGCGGTAGAGTCAACTGTTGCTGAGTTAGAAGAGGCAACTTTTGGCAGGGATGTGTGGTTTGACTTGGAAGATGACGTTTTAGACCCCAATAAAAACGACATTTTGTATTTACGAAACCTAATGAAAGAGGATTTGGAGAAAGAAGGCTGGAAAGAAGCCATTTGCGAGACAATGCTTAATGGTTGTTTGTACGGAACAGGTATAGCAGAGATTTTAACCGAAGAAAAAGACGAGTTATACGCTGTTGAACAGCCAATAGAAGGTACTGATTTAACAGAACGAGGAGTAGGAACACGTTCTTATGTTTGCGTGAAGTTAAAACCAGTTTCACCGTTTAATTTCTCTATTGATCCGGCTGCAACAACGATTGATGATGCAATGGGTGTTGCCATAGATGAATTAATACCTCGTCATTTAGTCGTTCAAGGAATGAGAGATGGTGTTTACGAGGATGTTGACCTTGGAGATGCAGATATTTCCTACGAAGATCAATATTCTGGCGAAACAAAACAAATTCCTAGTCAAAATACAGTAAAACTTTGCAAATACTACGGCAAAGTCCCAAAACACTACCTGATAGAAGGCGAAGAAGACAATGACGACATGGTTGAGGCTATTGTTGTTATTGCTAACGACTCTGAAATTATAAAAGCGGTTGAATCGCCATATTTAATGCAAGATCGCCCAGTTGTTGCGTATCAACATGACCGAGTGCCAAGAAGGTTTTACGGCAGAGGAATTGTTGAGAAAGGATACAACGCTCAAAAAGCTCTGGACGCTGAGTTAAGGGCAAGGGCAGATGCTTTAGCTTTAGTTACACACCCGATGATGGCGGTAGATGCTTCAAGACTTCCAAGAGGAAGTAAGCCTAAAGTTCGCCCTGGGCAAACTATACTAACAAACGGTGATCCTAAAACAATTCTTATGCCGTTTAATTACGGTCAGCTAAATACGGTGAGTTACAAAGAAACGGCTGAATTGGAAAGAATGATTACCATGTCAACAGGCGCAATGGATTCTGCGGCTCCACTGGGGGTTAATCCTAGAAATGCTACAATGGGTGGAATGTCCATGATGATGGGTGCTTCTATAAAACGCCAAAAACGCACCTTACAAAACTTCCAAGGTAGTTTTTTAATTCCGGCATTAAAAAAATGTGCTTCTCGTTTTATGCAGTTTGACTCTGAAAGATATCCAGTTATGGACTACCGATTCAAACCTCATTCTACGTTAGGTTTAATGGCTAGAGAATTTGAAACACAACAACTTATCCAACTATTACAAGTGACTCAACCAAATTCACCTGTATTTATGATTATATTACAATCTATTTATGAAAACTCTTCTATACAAAATCGAGAACTTATGGTTAATGCTTTGCAGCAAATGCTACAGCAATCTCAAGAACCTCAAAGACCACAGCCAAACCCTGTGGGTATGGCTCAAGTCGAAGTTCAAAACAAACAAGCCGACTTAAAAGCTAGAAAAGATGCAGCCGATGTCCAACTTAAATCGGCAGAGCTTGCTTTAAAAGGTGAGGCGTTAAGGTTAAAACGTGATGAAAATGATGGCAAACGTACAGACTCAGCGCAGAAAAATGACATAGCCGAGTTAAGTCTGTATTTAAAAAGTCAAATTGAGTCAGGGAAAATGGACTCACGAATGGCAGAAAAGATTTTAGGTCGTGTCTCCTGAACTTGAAAAATATTACGATGCAAGGTTAGCAATGTTTGACACCAAAGGGTGGATTGACCTTTTGGAAGACGTAAAAGCAATGGAAAGCACAGTTAATACGTTAGATGGTGTAACGCCTGAAAACGTAGATTTTAAACAAGGTGAGTTAAGCATTATCAAATGGATTCTTAATCTTCAGCAACAAACCGTAGAGACAATGGAGGACTTAAATGCCGATGTTTGAGTATCAATGTGATTGTGGCAAAATTACAGAAAGATTTTTGTTTAAAAAAAAGTTGTCGATTCCATGCGTTTGTGGTGGATTTGCCCATTACCGTGTGTCAGCACCTTTTATAGATTATTTACACATGGGGATTGATCCAACAGGAAATCCTACAGCAGCAGATAAATGGGCTGTAATGCACGAAAAAAAGGCGGGAAATAAATGAGTGATTATTCAAAATCAGTAAACTTTGCAAGCAAAGATGCTTTATCTACTGGAGATGCTAACAAAGTTGTCAAAGGCTCAGAGATTGACACCGAGTTTAACAATATAGCAACAGCAATAGCTACAAAACAAAATGCTACAGATACGCTTGCTGTAAACTATGGCGGCACAGGGGTTACGTCCTCTGGAGCGTCCGGCAATGTTCTTATGTCAAACGGAAGTTCTTGGACAAGCGCAGCGTTAATTCCCACTGGGTCAGTGATGTTGTTTTACCAATCGGCTGCCCCTACGGGTTGGACAAAAAGCACAACGCACAATGACAAAGCTATTAGAGTTGTTAGTGGTAGCGGAGGTGGATCAGGTGGTAGTGTAGCGTTTGAAACTGCATTTGCATCGCAAACGCCAGCCGGAAGTATTGGCGGAGCCACAGCAAGTCATACGTTGACTGTGAGCGAAATACCTTCTCACGCACACGGGTACAAAGCTGATGGAGGAGAGTATGAAGCTGGGTCGAGCGCAGTAGCGTCTTTAAATCAAGATGCAACAACTTCACAAACTGGAAAAATTGAAAACACAGGCGGGGGTGGCGGTCACACGCACGGAGCCACAGGGTTAAGTTTTTCAGGCAGTGCTATGAATTTAGACGTTAGTTACGTTGATGTTATTATTTGCACAAAGTCGTGAAATGCCCTCTGATCAAAAAGAAATGTATGGAACACGATTGTGCTTGGTATATACATTTGCGAGGGACAAATCCCAACACTGGGCAAGAGATTGACCAATGGGGATGTTCGATGACATGGATGCCAATGTTGTTGGTTGAAAACAGTCAACAACAGAGGCAAACTGGAAGCGCAGTTGAAAGTTTTAGAAACGAAATGGTTAAAAACAACGAAAACATTTTACAAGGAATTATAAATGGCAGTCGGCAAAACCTACTTAACACTGGTCAATGACGTTCTTGCTAGGTTGCGAGAAAGCAGCGTGTCCAGTGTCAGTGACAATGATTATTCGTCTTTAATTGGCAAGTTTGTAAACGAAAGCAAGCGAGAAGTTGAAGACGCTTGGAATTGGAACCGATTAAGAAGCACAATTACTGTAGAAACGGTTGCTGACACGTTTAATTATACCTTAACGACATCTCAAAAAAGATTTAGAGTTATAGACGCTTTTAATGACACCGATGATTTTGAGTTACACTTAAAGGGAATGAATCAATTAAATCGAAGGTTTTACTTAGGAACAACGCAAAAAGGCAGCCCTACAATGTACGGATTTAACGGTCATGATACAGCGGGCGATGCAAAAGTTGATTTATATCCAGTGCCAGATCAAGCATATTCTATGCGATTTAATTTAATTATCCCTCAAGTAGACTTGTCTGCTGACACAGATGAACTGGTTATGAATGAATACCCAGTCCTTTTAGGAGCTTGGGCAAAAGCAATTTCGGAGAGAGGTGAAGACGGAGGTCAGAATACGTCAGAGGCTTATGAGTTGTACCGTTATGCTTTAAATGACTCAATATCACAAGACGCAGCCATTGCTCAAGATGAGTTAGTTTGGAACGTAATCTAAATGGAACCATTAAACCCTGTTAGCGTTTCGGCTCCTGGCTTCAAGGGGTTAAATAAACAATCATCGAGCGTAGACTTAGAGCCTGGGTTCGCTTTAGAAGCAATTAATTGTGTTATTGACTCCTTTGGTCGCATAGCTAGTCGCAAAGGCTACGCTGCTGTTACAGGAAGTTCCATAGGAAGTCACAACATTGAAGCTATTGGCGAATATTTAAAAATAGACGGATCAACACAAATTATTTCAGCAGCAAACAACAATCTGTATTTAGGAACTTCAAGCCTTACCAGTAAATATTCTACAAGTGTAAGTGCAAATCGTTGGCAAATGGTAAACTTTAATAACTTTCTTTGGCTCTTCCAAAGCGGTCATGCTCCACTTAGTTGGGACGGGACTACCATGAAGTTAATTACAGCGATGTCTTCGGCAGCCGGAACGCCACCGCAGGGAGATGCTGTTATAGGAGCATATGGTCGTTTGTGGGTAGGGGCGGTATCAACAGACAAAACTACCTTGTTCTATTCGGATACCCTAGCTGGACATATCTGGACAGGAGGGGCTAGTGGAAGTGTTGATTTAAAATCAGTGTGGACAAACGGCATGGATTCAATTGTAGCGCTTGCTGCGTTCAATGGGTTTTTAGTTATTTTTGGTCGCAAAAGTGTTTTAATTTATTCTGGAGCTACGGCTCCTGGGTCAATGGCATTGGTAGAACACGTTAAAGGAATAGGATGTGTTGCAAGAGATTCGGTGCAAGATATTGGCAC